GTACAAGGTCAAATTCTATCACTATTGATGGCAAATGTACATTATTGAATTTGCCGCTTGGTTATGATGGTGTCACGGCTCGAAAAATATATCGTACTGATGGCAACGGACAAAATTTAAAACTTGTCGATACTGTTGCCGATAATGAAACATTGACATATACCGATAGTAAGGCAGATTCGGCACTTGGAAATGCAATTATAGCGATAAATAACGAATGCCCGAAGCCTTATTTTTTGGAAACTACAAATTTCAGGCTTGTGGGTTGTGTTTCTGATAAATACCCCACCCAAGCGTGGATTGCTGATACAAACCTTGAACTGTTTGACAGTGCAAATTTTACAGATGTTTCAAATCGTACTAAAGATAACTCTAAATTAACAGGAATGAAAAGGGATTATGACAAAATTATAATCTCTTCGCAAAAACAAATTTATATTTTGGATTTATCAGAAGCAGATAAAACCACCGTAACGGAAACACGTTCAAATGTAGGATGTTTAAACGGCTATTCTATGGCTCGTATTCCGTCAGACAAAGGTTTTGAGGGGGGTATTCTTTTTCTTGCATCAGATAAAACTATAAGACTATTTAATGGTAACTTTGCGCAACCTGTTGCCACTTCTTTAGATAATTTAAGAACCGATAATTATGGCGAAGCTATCAGACCTATTTTGGTTAATTCAATAAATGAAAAAACCAATATGTATGCTGAATATTATGATTTTAAATATCATTTAATTGTCGGTGATTTTATTCTTGTATACGATATAAGAACAAATTCATGGTTTACTTATAATTTTTTGGATAGCACTTTAACAGGTGATTATGATCCAAAATATTATGCAAGTAACTCATTCCTGACGGGCTTCCCGACAAACGCATATTTTAATTGTTTTGCAGTTATAAATAATGTGTTTTTTGTTGGGCGTAAGGATTGCTCATTTATTGAGCGGATGTATTCTTCAAATGAATATAGGGGTGTAAAACTTAAATCTAAAATTGAGTTTCCATATTGGGGTACATCAGAAGAACTTAAATATTTTAAAGAAATTCATATCTATTATCAAAAAGACTCGGATATAGATTTTGATGTAACTATTAATCTCGATAATCGTACAAATATTAAAAAGGTTAATGTTACGGATAAAACCGGGGGCGATTTTGATGACAGATATTTTACACAATATCATTATGAAGCTAAAAACAATACCGATGATTATAAGGTCGTTTATGTCAATAAGTATGCAAATTGGCTAAAAGTGATTATTGAAAGTAATGATAAACCTCTGAATTTCAGGGGCATGAGAATTGTATATCAGAAAGTAACAAATAAGGAGGTCGCATAATGGTAGCACCAGCAATAGCAGCAGCAGCCCCAATAATTATGAAAGCCGCACCTGTAATACTTAGTGCAGTCAAGGGTTTGGGTAATATATCAGCAGGAAATAAAAATGTTAAATTGGCACAAGCTTATCAAGCATATTTGAACGGCATAACCGATAAAATGGGTAATGAGCTTGAACAAAGAGCCGAAAAGTATGACCAAAAACTGCAAGACCAATTCAATGAAGCTGAACCGCAATATCAGGAAGAAGCAAATACACAGCTTCCTGAATTGCAGCAATTAATTACGGATATTGCAAATAATAGCGCAGAAGCACAACGCCAAAACCAAAGACAAATAAATGCAAGTTTGGCTCAACAGGGAGTCAGGGGCGGTCAAGCGGCGATATTGGCTAATCGTGCAACAGGTGAACTCAATAGAGATTTACAACGTGATATTAACCAAACAGTATACAATGAAGCCGCTAACAGACAAAATTCAAGGCTGGATTATTATAGCAACAAGGCGTTGACACCTTGGAAAACTATGTCAGAAGCTTACGGCAATTCAATGGTTGGTGCAAATAATGCTTTGAGCAAAGCGCAAGGTAATACTTATGAAAGAGCGTATGCAACTGCTATGGCAAATTTTGGTAATACACAAAAGAAAAAAGGCTTATTTTAAGAGGTAAAAAATGGCAAGATATAAAATTCATGTAAATGGCTCACAACCGCAAACAAATACGCAAAATAATCAAATTGTGCAACAATTAGCACAAAATGCAGCTGCACAACAACTACAAGCGCAAAATAATGCACAAGCGGAATCAGCAGATCCTATGAGGCAAACTGTTAATGATTTATTAAAAAATAAATTGTTGTCAGAGGTAGAAATGCCAAAATATACAACTATTCAGGACATTTTAAATGCACCACAAGGCGAAAAACTTAATGTATTTGTGGACTTTTTAAATAATCCTGAAACAATGCGAACAATTGGGGATTTCTTGCCCTCTTATGGCTATAATGCCAAAACAGGACGTGGTAATAATGTAATGGAAGAAAGAGCCCATAGAGAAGAAGCAAGATTCGAAGCTGATAGACAAAAAGCATTACAGCAACAAAAAGAACAAAACGACATAGCGACTGCTCTTAATCATGCTTATGCTCAGCAGGATATTGCAAATGAAAGAAATAATCTGCAAAGAGAACTTGCCGAACAAGAGATGAAGTGGAAACGTGAAGAAGCGGCACTTGACAGAAATCTGCGCAGAGAACAAATGGCAAATGATTTACAAAGAGCAATGATTATTCACGGTGCGCTCAATGGTGATGGCTCTACTACAGGACAAGCGGCAAATTTAAACAATGTAAAATTTACTGCAGCTGATAGAAAAAGCTTGACTGAAAATAAAACCACGCTTGCTAATATTGATGCAGGTTTAAAATCACTTGAAGAAAATCCGGGGGCTTATTCATTCCTTAAGGGTGTTTTAGGTTCGGATATTACTAACCGTATTGATCCAAAAGGAGTGGCGACAAGAACGCAAATTGATAATATTACGGCTGTATATCGAAAATGGTTGACAGGCGCGCAAATGTCAGATAAAGAACGTAAAGCTTATGAAAGATTTTTACCTGCGCCTACCGATAATTACAATATTGTGAAATCAAAGTTAGAGGGAATGCGCGGAGCTGTTCAAAGGAGCAATGATGCGTTATTAAGTAATTACGGTATAAGCTCACAAGGTACAACAAATAAAGACAGTTTAGGACTTGGAATATAATGACAAACTACATTGAATTTTCAGCAAAAATTAAAGAGAAATACCCTGAATACAGGGATGTGGACGATTTGGTTTTAGCTCAAAAAATAGTTGAGAAATATCCTGAATACAAGGAAAAAGTAACTTTTGATGAAGTAAAACAAGAACCTGAAAAAAAGGGAATTGACTTAACTCCTAGCGGATTGGTTGATAAAGCAGTTAATTCAATCAACGCTGCTGTTGAAACACCTTTTAGAATGATTAAGGACAAACAAAGTATTGGGGATGCTTTCAAAAGTGGGTTTGACAATTCAGACGATATAAGAGAACAAATAAAATCCCTCCATCCTGTTGTGTCAGGTTCACAAGACTTTTTAACCGATATAGTGGGTTATTCTGCTTTGCCCATTTCCAGGGGTGGCGGAGTTGTTAATTTTGTAAAAAATGCAGCTGTTCAAGGCGGATTGCCGGGGGCTGTTGAAGCTTTGAAACGTGACGGCTCGCTTGTTGGCGGTGCAGGTGCAGGAGCAGGGATTGCTGCTTTGCTGCAAAGTTTACCTTATGCCGGAAAACTTTTAAGTAAGCCTGCGGGGTATATTGGCAAAAAAGCTGTTGAGGGATTGACAGATTTAAAACCCGAAAGTTTAAAACAAGTTATTAAGCCTAATTCACAAGCTTTGGATTTGTCAGAGGATGCAGCGCAAAATCTTTTAATGGACACGACTGAACGGTTACAAAATGATTATCAATCATTAATGGATAATGCGGGACTTGACATTCAAAAGGCAGCATTAAATTTGCCGGAAGAAAGAGGGGTTTTTGTTTCTTCTCTTAAGGATGCTTTAAAAGATATATTTGGCGGTTCACAAGTTAGCAAAAACGAAGCTTTAAACCCTGCATTAAACGGCGATAAAAATATTTATAATAAAGTCATGAATTGGATTGATTCTGCGGAAAACGGAGTAAAACTTTCTGCGCCTGAAATGTACGATTTGATGACAAATATAAAGCGCAATATTCCGATTGATTGGGATAGTTCAGGGGCTAAAGCAAGCAATGCATTAAAACAAATGATTTATGGTGATTTTGCGCGCAGACTTGGTAATTTGTCGCCCGAATTGAGAAAAGCAAATAAGATATATTCAGACCTTGCACAGTTTGAAAATAACGAGGGTATTAGAAATATTTTATTGCCAAAGCGTAAGGGGGATATTGACAGCGCATCTAAGACATTAAGAAACTATAATTCAACAGTTACAAAAGGAAATACCAACAGAAATATACAAGACCTTGAAAATATACTTGTAAGCAACGGTAAACAACCTTTCATTAATGATATTGATGATGTTAATGCGGCAATGGATTTGCTAACTCAGCCAAAAACAGGGCGTAATTTCTTAGGGGCGCAAACGTTAGCAAAAGGGCTTGTAATACCTGCTTTGAAAGCGGTAAGGGAAGCTAACCGCGCAGGCATATCAAATAAAATACAAAATATCAAAGATGCAATTGAACCAATAGCAAAATTATTGCCCGCTCTTGGTGCTAAGGGTGCAGCAAATATGCTTTATGGCGGAGTTGAATATAACGATTACAGATAAAGGAGAAGAAACAAATGGCATTACCTACAATCGCCGACTTAAAAATGTGGGTTGGCACTTTATTAACTAAAGATGATTGGAATTACAACTTTTCGCAAATTGTTTCATGGCTTGCTGATGGAACGAGTGATATTGTTGTAAATTCAGTTAAAGCAGAAAACGGGCTTGATCTTGATGGTGCGCAAATATCAAATTTGGGTGCAGCAACAACAGGCAGTCAAGCTATAACACTTGACCAAGCTAATACAATATTGAACAGGTCTTCTTATTATTATCCGTTCTCTGTTGCATCCGGCAAGGTTGATTCAAACGGGGATGCTGCATACCTTCAAAAGGACAGTGACACACAAGTAACAGTCTTAGCGGGCAATGTTAACCCCGATTTGGTTTGTATCATGTCAGATGGTACGATTGAGTCAGTAACATCAAACACGGTTTTGACAGTTTCTGTAAATGACGGCACATATCACATAATTAAGGAAAAAGAGCAGGCAATAACTATAACCTCCGGCTCATCCGGCAAAGTTACAGTTGATAAGGCATTTCCGACTTCACCAAATATTGGGGATTATTTTTGTGACAATTCGGTAGTACCTTTTAAGGGCTATAAATATGGTGTTTCAGGTTGGGAAGAGGTCGCTTTTTGTTGGTTGGGTGATGTAACGGTGTCAAGCAGTGTCGCAACCGTTACAACATTCAGTTATAACGATAACAGATTTGATGTAAACAAACAAAGCTTATACATGATTACACCTGACTGGGATGCAAAAGTAACTTTAGCTCTTAATACGGATAATACAATAACCACCCGTGGTTGGGTATTAATGCGTAACACAGTATATTCTTCAACTGATGTAAAAGGTTATATAAACGGAAATGTAGTTTATAACCAATACGGTTCGTATGGTGGATGGCATGATTGGAACTCGCTCGCAATAATGGTGGATATTGGGGATGTAGTTAAGCTTACAGCAGGGGAATTGTTATTCTTGCCAATGAAAGGGGTTAACTAATGATTAAATATGCAAAAATAATAAATGAAGAAACTGGTCTGTGCTCTGTTGGTACTGGCTCAAATATAGACTTTTATAAATTAATGGGTATGGTTGAGTTAGATGTAGAACAATCGGATGTTGATAACAATTGGTATCTAAAAGAAAAATGCCCGCATAAATCAGAAGAAGAAAAACTAAGAGAAGCTAAAGAAGCTAAATATACAGAAGCTTTACAGGGAGCAAAGGACTATATTGATAATGAAGCTGTTTATCAATATGACGAAAATAACTCAATTGAAGCAACAGACGGCAATATTGGTAAAATGACCGCTAATGCTTTTGGACTTGCACAAGGTGCTATTGAATCCGTAACGTGGACATCTAAAGAGGACAATGTATTAATCCTTAATGCAGAAGATGTTGCAAGGATTTTGCTTGGCTTGGGTGTTGTTCAAGCTGAGATTTGGAATATTAAATTTGTTGCTTATAAAAATGAAATTGAGACCGCTTCAACTATTGAAGAGGTAGAAGCAATAGTAATTGATTATAAGGAGGATTAAAGATGCCTTGCGGTGGTAAAAAGAAAAAGAAAAAATAGTACTGTTTTAGGGAGGGTTTTTTAAGCCCTCCTTTTTTAAGGAGAATGTAAAATGACTTGCAATTGCAATAACAACATACAAGATGATAATACTATACAATTTGTCAAAGATACTACGGTAAATTTAACTTTTAATTTCGATGAGGATATTTCAAGTTATACATCAGCTGAATTTGTTATAAGGGCAAATTATGACACAGCCCCGGTTATTGATAAAACTATAAGTATTACTGAATCGAATAGTTTGAGCGTAGTTCTTAGCCCGTCTGAAACAGCCAATTTTGCTAGTTTTGTGAACGGGAAAGATTCTGCTTCATATATTTGGGGTTTAGATTTAATTGACTCGGTTAATAACATAAGGGTAAATGTTTTTCCGCAAACGGGAAATTCTGCACCTCTTTGTATAGTTTATAAGCACGTTTAAAACAAGGCGAGCAGAGGGTGAAAGTGTGAGCGATGCCCGTTTAATGCAAGCCGCAGTAATAAGGGAAGAAAATGCAAAACGAATATAATATAAATGCGACTTTACAGCAACAACAGAATATTTCTGCAAGAGTTAACAATAACAATATTATACAAGGAAATTCAACCCAGAGAGGACCGCAAGGCATTCCGGGCGTAGGAATTTCAAATATTTCTCTAACTAGCTCCAGTGGCGATGTTGATACATATACAATTACGCTTGATAATGGAGATACCTATACTTTTGATGTAACAAATGGCAGAGGTATTGTTTCAGTTGTTTTGACCTCTTCTGTAGGACTTATTGATACTTATACCATAACTTATACAGATAATACGACTTCAACTTTTACCGTTACTAATGGTCAAGACGGTACGGACGGTCAAGATGGAGCGGCTGCTACAATAACCGTAGGTAATGTAAGTACAGGCGCAGCTGGTACGAGTGCTAGTATAGTTAATACAGGCACTACAAGTGCTGCTGTATTGGATTTTACTATCCCTAAGGGTGATAAGGGGGATACAGGAAGCGTAGGAGCAACTGGTACAGGAGTTACTTCAGTAACCTTACAGTCTACCGAAGGTTTGGCTAATAACTATCGTATGCACTTTTCTGATGGCAACTATTATGATTATACTGTTACAAATGGTGCAAGTGGTTCTACTCAATGGGGAGCTATATCAGGCACTTTAAGCAATCAGACAGATTTAAGTAATAGTTTAAACGGTTTGCAGAATCAAATAGACGCAATAACATCCGCATCTGACGTAACAGATATTGTTGGAACTTATGCTGAATTACAAGCCTATGATACTACATCTCTACCAAATAATAGTATTATAAAAGTATTACAAGATGAAAATAGAAACGATGAAACCACTTACTATAGATGGGTAATAACAGGTGGAGTAGGTGCTTGGGTATTAATAGGCGAAGAAGGACCTTATTATACAAAATCACAATCAGATAGTATATTCGCTGCCAAGACTGACGTTGGCAATGGTACTACTGTATTTATGCAAGACGGTGTAGTATTGGGTACTATCACTGCTAATCAGACAAGTGCTAATACAATAGCAATGAGTGGCACTACATATAGTGCAGGAAGTGGTATTAATATCAATGGTACAACAATATCAACTTCTACAACAATTGCTAGTAAAACTGATATTGGTGACGGTAAAACAATATTTAAAAAGAATGGTACTGCTTTTGCCACAATAACAGCTAATCAAACAAGCACAGTAAATGTAGACTATACAGTTCCTGATACATCAAGCTTTGCAAATGTTAATTTGAGTAATATAAGTGCTACAGGAAAGACTAATATTAATAGTGCTGTTGATACTGAGCTTGGCAAAACTGCATTCCAAGCTGAATATACTATAGATTCAAACAATTCATATTTTACGGTAGGGACACTAAATATAAATAATGGCGGGTTTACTAAGGGTACAAATTCAATAGCTGTTCCAACCAATGGTTTTTATTTAATTACATTCAGTTATGTATTCCAAACAAACATAACGGGATATGATACTGTATATTTACGTAAAAACGGAAGCGATGTATACGAAGTAGGTTGTGATGTTAACTATGGTGCTTGCACAGGTGTATATTATACAAACTTAGATACAGGCGATTTGATTCAACTGTATTCTAATAGTAAAAGTCACGCAAACCATAAAAATTATATTTCAATTAAAAGAATAGGAGCTAAGATATAATGACAATACCTATTTATATAGATGATAATATTTCATACCCGCCTTTTACTTTAGAAAAGTGCGAGGACTTTGCTACATATACAGACTCTGTTAATAAACGTATAGAGCAACATTTTGGTAATAGATATGCTCTTGCATATAACGAAGTTATGGGTGAAAAAGAGGTCGAGATTATTAATCCCGAAACAGGTGAAACTGAAACTGTTACAATTCCATATCCTGTTGTTAACCCGAATTATGAAGAAGAACAATTGGCTAAAGCTAAAGAGGCTAAATACAACGAAGCTTTAACCAAAGCTAATGAGTATCAACAGGAGGGGTTTGTAGAATATAAAAACTGTGTGTTTGAAATGTCTGATTCTAACCGTAAGAACTTATCAGATACAGAAGAAGCTCTAAAGCTTATGGGTGAAACCGAAACTACTTGGTTAGATAAAGACGATAACTATATTGTTTTAACGGTAGAGGATATTCAATACATAAGATTAAATCTAATCTTGGCAGCTATTCAGCAGTTATGGATAGTTAAATATCCTAGTTACAAAGAGGCTATTGCTAATGCTGAAACAGTTGAAGAGGTTGAAGCTATAGTAATTGATTATACGGAGGAAGAGGATGAACGTAATTAAAGCAATCAAGCTTTATAACAAATTCAATAAAGCTTATAAAGCAAGCAAAAAATTGATTGATAAAAAGCAAGGCTTAGCAAAAGAAACGCAGGATGCAATTATCGAACTAAGAGCAGCAGCTAAAAAGTTCGTTGAACTGTTGCCGGAGTATAAGGATGTTTACTTAGACTTAGAGGTAATTGCTAAAGATGCGTTTAATGACAAAAAAAAGTCTTAAAGCATTGGCAATATGCTTGATTATGTGGTTATCACTTTTCAAGCATTTTGTTATTTATCCGACATTTGATGAAACAACAATAACGGGGTTTGAGTTTAAAATACAGTTTAAAATAGGCAGGGGGGATTAGGTGGACATAAAACCTATTGACAGTGTGCGGTTCGGTTATTCTAACGTACTAAAGACTTTGTACAAGAAAGGAAAATTGCCCTCTGTTAAATTTGGTTTTTACGGCGATGAAATAACACCAAAAACAGTAACTTTGGAACACCTCTTACCTCGTAGCCAAAAAGGACGTACAGAATTAAAGAATTTAGTATTAGCAAGTGCCAACAAAAATCAAGAACGTGGCACTTGTCCATTATCAGAGATGATAAATTGGGAGTATGCAGGGCGGTACTTTGAACAGTTTAGAAATATTCGTGTCAATGGATTTGACGGGAATAAATACATAGAAATGGTTATGAACACTATAAGGGAATTGTTAAACAATGAAAGAATGGTATAGTGATAATAAAATAGGGATATTTTTTAATATTGTGCCTTGTATCGGTATAAGATATGCCACGCCCTCAATGACTGATAAAGAAATTGAAAGCATAAAAAAATATCCGTTTATTAATAAAAAGAATTTAACCGTTAAGCTGATTGATAACAAAAAACAACAGACTTATGTTTTTGATATTCCAAAAGGATATTGTTTTGACGGTGCTTCTGTGCCGTGGTTATTTCGCAGGATAATAGGCGCGCCGACTGATAATAGCTTTCTTGTCGCTGCAATGGTGCATGATGTACTATGTGAAAATCACGGTTTTGTAAATAATGATCGGGCATTTTCTACCTTAGCATTTGACTCATTACTTAAAGTAAGCGAGGTGAGCAGGTTTAAAAGATTTTTGATGAAAAATTCTGTAGATATTTTTCAGGCGTTATTTTGTGATTGGGGGTTAGAATATAACAATGGATAGAAGAAAATATCATATTTTACAATGGTTATCACCTTTAATAACTATAGCTACGCTTTTGATTGGTGCAGTTGTATGGGTTAATACAATGTCTGGCATTCCGCCAAGAGTAACGAAAGCAGAAGAACGTATCAGCGAATTGGAAAAATCACAAACCGCTATGGATGTTAAAGCAGATATGACATTAAAGGCTGTATATGAAATAAGAAGCGTATTAATGAGGAATAGATAATGCAATTAAACTTTACAATGAGCGAGCTTTTACACTCGGACATTGCAGAAAAATATAATATCTCTAATACCCCTGATAAACAAGCTCTTGATAATATGCTTTTGCTTATTGTAAATTGTTTGCAACCATTGAGGGAATATATTAATAAGCCGATGATTATAACTTCCGGTTATCGATCGGCAAGATTAAATGGTCATCCGTTAATTAATGGTGCTGCCAATTCTGAACACTTAACAGGATGTGCAGCTGATTTTACTGTTAAAGGTTTGACACCAAAACAAGTTATTGAACTCGTTAAAAAATCGGGTGTTCCTTTTCGACAATGTATTAATGAACATAATATTTGGACACATATAAGCTACAAAAAAGACGATAATAAGAAACAAATTTTATATATACAATAACCTTTTCTAATATAATTCTCTTTTCTTACTTACTGCACGGTTTTTACTCTTTCTCTCGATTACACTATAACTCCTCATTTACAGTTTATAACCGTGCTTTTTATTTTTTCATACTTCCGTTATTCTTAATTTTACCCCTTCCTTAAAAATTTTTAACCCCTCCGGCATTTGTTCGGAGGGCGTTATTTTCTTCTTGTGAAATCTAAACCGCCTTTAGGTGCTGTTTGATTAATATTTAATGGATTATTCTTACTATACATTTTTATTTTATTTGTTTTTGTTTTGGTTAAATATTTGTATGTGTACCAATATTGATTATCAATTTCATGTTTTTCTAATAAATATGTTTTACCGTTTTTTTGATTAATTAAATACAAATCATTATTTATACTGTACGGAATATATGCTTTTTTTTCTAAATCAAATTCAAATCTTTCATCAAATGTTTTAGTTAAATAATACCCAACTCCTAAACCAAAACAAATCATAAAAGTTATGCCTAATTTTTCGTCTATATCTTGTCTTTTTTCTTTTTTAGTAGTTTGTTCTTTTTCGTCTGCCATATTTACTCCTTAAATCCTTCAACTATCCAATTAATACCCAACAATAAACCTTTGAATGCATAAAACCCTATAATATAACCTAGTAAAGTTGTTAAAAAATTGCCTTCATTACTTGCAATGCCACCCCCGATTAAAGCAAAAATTATATAACCTATTGATATAGATATCCTTTTTAATCCTTCTTTTATATTCATATATGCTCCTTACCTTGCTACTCTGCCCCACCAACGTATTTCGCCGATTATTTCAAAATCAAAGTCTATATTTTTGCTAAAGTCAACATAAAAGGAATCATATTTTTCTTTATTATCAGAGATAACTTTTATTTTTTGAGGCGGTATTTTTTGGAGTCTTTTAGCGTATAATTCGCCGTCTATTCGCACACAATATATTGCACCGTCATAGACTTCTTTACGGGTTAAATCAATTAATAAACTATCCCCCCCAATAATAGTCGGCTCCATACTGTCACCTTTGGCAAAGATTATTTCGGATTTTTTTAAATTGATACCTAAGTCTTTTGCTAGTTTATTACTTATGGCGTAAGTGCCTGTTTGGGTTTCGTCATAAACAGTTAAACCATAACCCATTGAAGCGGTTACATTTCCTTTGATCGGTAGTTCTGTACAATTTGTATTTTGTGTACTTTGATTATTATTAAATTCTGTATCTAAAATTTCTATTTCAAATTCTTTTAAAGGTTGTTTTCTATATATCCTATTAGAAACAGCTTGTTTTCCCCCGAGATTAAGAACTTCTGCAACTCGTTCATAAGTCGGCGGTTTCTTTTTTGTTACTTTTTGTAAATTCTGTAAATACTCGTCTAATAGCATAGTGTAAACCTTTTGTATGATTTGTGATTATTTTTGATTATTTCTCTTGACATTGTGTACTTAATTTAGTATAATATTTTTGTTAGGTTAAAAGAGCGGTACAAAATAAATTGTGTTTCAATATTTTGCACCAAACCTACAAAAAAATCAAGAGTTTAATGCTGAGTGGAAATAATAAGCAGGATCACCACTTAAAACAAGAGAAAAGACAAGCATTCAAATGATTTAGGAAACCTGACAGAAAGTTTAAGAAGCGTAGCGGAGCTATTAAAGCTCTTACTAGGCTTGCTTAAGTTTGGCAAAATTTATATTACGGAGAATTTTGTAAACTGTATTTTGCACTCCGAAAAAACGCAAACAGACTGAGCCGGCAGTAATTTCTTGGACAGAGGGTGGAGGTGTAGTTACTGCCTAATATAAATTTTTAAGCGGACAGCGGTAAACCTCCTTTTGTTTTTCATCGATTACGCGCTGCCCACTTGAGAATTTAATTTTGGGAAGACCTTTCTCTCAATTTATTTGGGCGCGACTTTCTCTTTTGTGTCTAGTAACTATATGCGCCCTTTTGTTTAAAAGATAATTCCATAAATCATATTACTTTAGGGGGCTTTTGAAATTGGGTACAGTTAAAATTACGCACAGCCCCCATTTTTTTATGAAAAGAAAGGAGCTTTATATATGAACAAGTTTGAAATTATGCGCCGCATTGTATGCGGTTTGTTTGTTTGGAATTTGGTTTTAACAGCAGGATTCGGGATTTATGCCTATAATCAAACCAAAGACGAATTGGACTCAAAAATATGCAATCTTGAAGCTATCCCACCTTTGGAAATGATAGAGGAGGGTTATGATGCTTGAAATGAGAGAAACTAAAGCACTCGATAAACACTCTGTTGTTTATGAGCATTTAACCAACATATATGAGAGTCAATGGAAAACAGTTTACGGAAAAATAACTGCTGTAATGAGAGTGTTAATTTTTCAACAAGCATTCAGAGAATTAATTGAAATGGCTCAAGGCGGTTATTTGAATGACTATTACGAAAGAATAATAAATAACGCAGTATAGGAGGTGCAATATGGTACAAGGTTTTGAACGTGCAATGGCTGAGTATGAAAGCCATTTAACCGCCCCTTATGACGAAGGCGGTGCGTTGTATGACGAAGATTGGGAAAGACAACAACGAGAAGATTATCTCGAAACACAAGCGGAATACGCAATGGAAGAACAGTTTTTGAATTTATGAGGTGGAAATGTTTACACAGGAAGAAAGGATGCGTTATATCGGAGGCTCTGATATAGCGGCAATTATGGGGCAGTCAAGGTGGAAAACACCTTACCGTTTATGGTGCGAGAAAACAGGAAAAATTGAAGTGCCTGACTTATCAAACAATCCGGCTGTCGAAATGGGTACAAGGCTTGAGCAATTTGTTGCCGAACTGTTTGCAGAAAAAACAGGTAAGCAAGTCAGACGGCAATCAAAAATGTATCAGCATTCACAATATGATTATATGGTTGCACACGTTGACCGATTAATTACGGGTTCTGATGAACTTTTGGAATGTAAAACGTGCAGCGCATACAAACTTGAGGAATGGGAGAATAAAATCCCGAAAGAGTATGTATTGCAAGTTATTTGGTATTTAGGCATTACAGGACGTAAAAAAGGGTGGATTGCTTGCTTAATCGGGGGGCAGAAATTCGATTACAAATGTATCGAGTTTGACGAAGAGCTTTTTAACCTCATGGTTGAGAAGGCTGTTCAATTTTGGAATCAGGTACAAAACGGTGTACCCCCTGTAATTATGCCTGATGATGCCGCAACACTTGGGGAGGTTTATTCCGAACACACTGACGATATGATTGAAAGCTCTGAGCTTAACGACAGGGTTGCTTATGTACAAGAACTAAAAATGCACAGAGACGATATTATCGCAGAAATTAAAGAAATCGAAACGGAGTTAAAGGCTACCATACAGGACAAAATGGGGATTGTTACAGACAAATATCAGGTAACTTGGAAAAACCAAAAGGGGCAGCCTATTTATGACAAAGAGTTGATGCTTGCTGACGGGGTTTACGAAAAGTACGCAAGTCACCCGACTCGCAGAGTATTAAGAATAACTAAGAGAAAGGAATTAAAAAATGACGGAAGCAATACTTAATCCGCTTTCATTGATTCAGGAAGTGGATGTAAAACTTGTAAGCGAAACACTTACGAAAGTTAAATCTTTACAAGCAACATTAAAAAGCATTTTGGTTGACGGTCACGATTACGGAAAGATACCGGGATGCGGTGATAAACCAACTTTATTAAAACCCGGTGCGGAAAAAATCCTTATGTCTTTAGGAATAACATCGAGCTATGAACTGATTGAACACACCGAGAAGTTTGAGGGCAAAGGGTTCTTTGCTTATACAGTCAAGTGTATCTTATTCAAGAATGGTCAAAAAATAACCGAAGGCTTAGGACACGCTAACTCAAAAGAAAAGAAATGGGCTGTTGAATCGGTTTATGAAAAAGATTTACCCGAAGGCACTGACAAGAGCCTTTTAAGAAAACGTGAATTTAACGGCAAAAACGGAACATATTATAAATATGAAGTCGATGCCGATGTTAACAGTAAGGCTAATACAATCTTGAAAATGGCAAAGAAAAGAGCTCAGATTGATGCGGTTTTAACAGTTGCAAGTTTATCTGAAATATTTACACAAGACTTTGACGATTTAGAACCGGTGGAAGAACCGACAAGTAAACCGACAGTTGACAAGGTAAAGGAAGATATTAAAAGTACACCTGATTACATTTGTGCTGATTGCGGAGCAGGGGTTACACCTAAGGTCTATGATTATTCAAAAGAGAAATATGGCAGACCGTTATGTATGAGCTGTCAAAAGAATGCAGGGGGGCAATAAGCCCCCTTTTTTAAAGAGAGGTAAAAATGGCAGGATTTATAAAACTACACCGACAAATAACGGAGTGGGAATGGTACGATGATGCAAATACATTTAGGTTGTTTATTCATTGTCTTTTAGAAGCTAATTATACAGACAAACAATGGCGTGGAGTTGTTATACAAAGGGGAAGTTTTATAACAAGTCAGTCGAAACTAGCTAATAGATTAAAACTCTCAGTAAGGCAAGTGAGAACTTCATTAACTAAGCTAAAAATGACAGGCGAGTTGACAGTCAAAACGACAGCCGATTATTCAATAATAACTGTAAAAAATTATGAAATGTATCAACAAGATGACAGGCTAACTGACACTCTAGTGACAGGCTATCGACAGGCTAATGACAGTCTAGCGACAACAACTAAAGAATATAAAGAAATAAAGAATGAAAAGAATATTATTTCTTTATGCGAAAAAAATGAAAAAAAATTAGATCCGTATATAAACCCAATTAAAACTTTTTTTATAACCGAATATACAAAGGTTATGAATAAGAAACCTTTTTTATCAAATCAAGATTGCCATAGATTGATTGAACTTGCTGCAGATAATCCCGACATAAGAGAGTTGATACCTATAGCTATTAAAAAATTAAAGGCTATTAAATTTGAGGGCATTGATTTTACACCTTCTGCTAATTGGCTTTTAAAGGACAACAATTTTGAACGGGTTATGAATGGCGAATTTGAAAAACAAAAAAGTTTGCGAGAGCAACAAATGGAGAGGTTATTAAACAATGCGACAGAAAATTATTAGATTTTTAAGCGACTTAGCGGCAACTTATCGCATCTCTGATGAAAACTACGAAAGGGTTATAAACGACACTACAGATTACCTTATGCGGAATTTACCGAATTATGAGATAGATTTTTCAAAGGTTAAAGATGCGGTTTTTGATAAATACAGACCGAAATCAAAAGTATTTCCCGAACCGTATTTTCTTAAAGATTGTCTGCCATACGGTAAAGTATGGAGTTATAGAGCTTCTCAGGAAGAGGGCTGTTTGGTAGTTATAGAAATACCCAACAAGACTATATACAGCTTTGAAGTATGCGGAACTGGCAAAAATATAGAGGACATTAAAAAAGAGATTGCAAAAAATCACGGCAACTCAAAGGTTACTATTTATCCCAAAGGTTCGGTGTTGATTGGAAATAAAGTTATTACAGGATAGGAGGGAGATATGGAAAAACAGATAAAGGCTTTTTTGGATAAAAAATGCAAGGCTTCAATAGTATTGGAGATGCTTTTAAATCGTGAATACGTTACAGGCTCGGACATTATACTTTACGGTTATAGGGCTGATTCACCAAAAGTATTTACAACAAACCCGCAAGGTTTGATTGAAACAATAAGAAAACATTTTGGTTACGACTTTGTACAAGATGAAGAAATCCCATTTTACAGAACTTTTTATAATTCTGAAGGCAAGCCCTACAAAGTCAGTGACAATTACAAAAGGTATTTTCTCAAAAAGTGCGAGGGCGTATAGATGATAACCATGAACGAGGATATTAAGAAATACCCCTGCTATTTGTTTTATAAAAATTCTCTTCAAAAAGTTGATTGGATAACTTCAACTGAAAGTTATAACCATTATGTTTATCAGCTTAATCATTTTATAAGGCGTTCTGTTCGTAAAAATTCGCCGGACTTTTATAAACGGGTTGAGCATTTACAGAAATTAATTTTAATGCCTGCAGCTTGCAATTACGATTTAGAGAGTATGGGCGAGGATGCTTTTTATAAAAAATGGGGTATAGATAAAAATAATTTAATATTTAGTCGTATAAAATGGCGAGAGGGATTTTACGATTGATTAAATTTGAGCGCACTAGCAAGCCAAATGTCATGACTTTTTACCTTGTCATGATAGATTAATCATTTTGAAAATTTAACACGCCTTAAAACGCATTGTAGAAAGAAGGAAAAATGAAAAGAAGATCAAGGGAACTTACACAAAAAGAAATAGATTTAATCAAGCTAATAGCAACGGGTTGGAAGGATAAAGAAATTACAGAACAATTACATATAGGTTCTTCCACTATTAGAAACACTTTAAACAAGGCTCTTGTTAAGAGTGAAACATTCAACCGCCCGCAGTTGGTTTATTGGGCTTGTAAAAATAATGTAATTTAGTGGAGATTTGGGGATGCTTTATAAAGTAATCAAAAAAGACCGTTTAAATACATATCGCAATAAAGTATGTCAACTTAATTTTTTGAAAGCCAAGAAATTTGAAATACTTGATAGATTTGGGCTTAAAGCTTATGACTACTCAAAAATAAAGGTTATGGCAGGAAACGGCAAAAGGATGACCGATCAAGAGCGTGCTGCGATTAATGTCGAAAAATACGACCGTAAAATTAAGGAGCTTGAAGCGGAAATACAGCCCGAACATGATGAATTGGAAACTCAAATAGAAAGAGTCGACAGTACTTCTAATAATTGGCGACACGCGGAAGCCTTGCGGAGTTTTTATCTTTTAGGTGAAAGTAAGCAAGATGCGGCTTTTAGGGTTTATGGTGATAATGACAAACAAGATATAAAAAACCTTAGTGAGTTGTTGAATGTTGCGCTTGAAATATTAGAAAAAGTAAGCTCGACTCCGTTTGTAGAAGTTAAACAATTAGTGCTAGAGGATTGGAAATGAGGGATAATTGGACACCGCAAGCAATAGACTGTTATAACCGACATTGCCGATGCGAGGGCTGTAATGCTCAATTATTTATGGAGCAAAAGTGTCAAATGAAATATGCGGTTATAAAGCTTGTGAGTTTAATAGGAACACCGCCTGTATATGATTGTATTTTGCCCGGTGCAAAAGAATACGAGCAAAGAGTTGTTAAGGCAATCTTAGATGGTTATACCACAAAGAAAGCCATAGCAAAGCATTTGGGCTTATGCATTGCATATACTCAAAGATGTATAGATGGCTTATGCGTGATAGTACAGACAATGGGCTACGTGTTTATTAAGCAGAAAAACCGTTTGCCGGAGTTGGTAGAGATTTTAAAGGAAATAGAAAATGACACGAGAAATGAATAAACCGGATTGGCACGAGAAGTGGTTAGATATACATACACAATTTTTAAATGCCGAAAAACTACCAATTGTATTAAACACAGGTTCTATACAAGGACAAAGAAGAATGTTAGACGAATGGATAAAGCCCTTTGTAGACAGTATAAATGAGAGGTTTAAACAATGAGAGTATTAAGTTTATTTGACGGCATAAGCTGCGGACACGTTGCCCTTGATAAAGCAGGAATACCCGTTGAAGTTTATTATGCAAGTGAGATTGACAAATACGCAATACAGATAACACAAAAGAATTACCCTGATACAATTCAGCTTGGGGATGTAACAAAGATAGATTCTCTTGTATCAGCTCAGGACAGAAAAAGACTATATTGGACAAATATTCCTAATGTAACACAACCTGAAGATAAACAGATATACCTAGAGGATGTTGTAGAGCCGGATGCTTTGATTGACAGAGATAAATCTCATGCAATCTTGGCTTCAATAGGAAGAACAACTCATAGAGAATACTTCAAGAAAAATCAAGGTCAAGTAGTTATTTATCAACTTCCTCGAGGAAATAATAAAGGTGGTTTTAAGATATATAAAGCCCCTACAATTACTACAAGTAGTTGGGAATTTAACAACTTAATTGCATATAAATTAAATAAATTAGATTTACCTGAAGGTGAATACACAATTAGAAAAGTAACACCTCTTGAATGTGAGAGGTTGCAAACCCTTCCTGAAAACTATACAGAAGGTATCAGTACAACACAGAGATATAAATGTATAGGCAACGGTTGGACAGTTGATGTAATAGCACATATATTCAGTTTTATTGAGGAGGAGTAAATGACAATCATTACACCGCACAGATGCCGTAATTTCATCCCTGAAAATATGGCAGAGAATATAAACAAAACTTGTAAACTAAAAGGCAGATGTCAGTTAATATCGGATAAAGCAAGTTGCAGTAAGTTTGAGGAAATAAAGGAGTTTGAAAGATGAGCAAAATTGGTTTGATAACCGATAGTATTAATTTTCCTTCAATTCCTTTAATGAAATTATCAGCATATCATAAATTACTCGGTGATACTGTTGAAATGGTTACAAACTTCTTTGAGCAATATGATAAAGTGTATGTTTCAAAGGTTTTTAATTTACCACATATACAAGATATTCAGTACATCCCACAAGCAGACGAGGTGCAATATGGAGGTAGTGGTTACGCAATAAATGTAGAAAATGGTAAAGAAGTTTATAAAAAGGAACTTGATAAACCTTTACCGATTGAAATTGAAAACCAATATCCCGATTATGATTTATACGGAATAAAAGATGTTGCGTATGGCTTCTTAACAAGAGGTTGTCCGAATAATTGTGATTTTTGCATAGTGGCAAAAAAAGAGGGTTTATGTAGTAAAAAAGTTGCAGATTTAAATAATTTTTGGAGAGGACAAAAACAAATTAAACTTTTAGATCCGAATATACTTGCTTGTAAGGATAGAGAGGACTTAATAAAACAGTTAATTAATTCAAAAGCAGAAATTGACTATACACAAGGATTGGATGCACGACTTATTGACGATGATATTGCAAAACTTGTGGCACAAACAAATATTAAAATGATACATTTTGCTTTTGATTTGATGAAAAATGAAGAACGAATACTAAACGGATTAAAAACTTTTGCAAAATATTACACTAAAGATAATAGACATAAAAGGGTTTATATTTTAACAAACTTTGATACTACATTACAAGAGGATTATTACAGAGTCAAAAAAGTTACTGAATTAGGTTACAGTCCTTATGTAATGATTTATCAAAAGGGAACGCATCCGAAATTTTTACAGGATTTACAAAGGTGGTCTAACAATATGTTTTTATTCAGATCTACAAGTTTTGAGGATTATGTACCACGAAAAGACGGAAAAAGTTGTAAAGAATTATATAAAGGAATTATTTAACGAAAGGAAAGAAGATGAAAACAGAGGAAGAAATAAAGGAAATGATAGAAAAATATAGAAAGAAATATGAAAAAGCAACAGATGAAATTACTAAAAATCGTTGTTATTGGAATGTATTAGCTCTTGAATGGGTATTGGAGGAATAGATATGTTACAAATTCAAAAAAGCACAATAAGAATGGTTTGGTATAAAGATACGCTTAAAGATATAAGAGATTATTGCGAAAGATTTTTAGGCACAAATAAACCTTTAGAAAAAATTAAAGAAGTTATAGATGCACGTTTAAAAGGTGATTATATTGATTTATTTGAAGAAGATGAAGTTTAAGAGGTGATTTATGACAGAAGATAGATTTAAATTCCGTTATTGGTCCCAAATGTGCCATTGCTTTTTTGTGAATCATAAAAATGAAAAAGATGATAAATCCGGGTGTTTGGGTATTTTTGAAGATATCCTCAAAGATAACGATTTTATTGTTTCACAATGCACAGGACTAAGAGATAAAAACGGCAAGTTGATTTATGAGGGGGATATTTTGAAACAACCTGACGGGATTATAGATTATGTCTATTGGTCTGACGGCTGTTATCTGCATAATGGAACGGCTATTACCAATTATGATATTTGCTATCAAGGCGACTCTTGGGCTAAAGAAGTCAATACGCACGAAGTAATCGGCAACATATACGAAAACAAAGAATTGATTGAGGTAGAAGAATGACAGAAGTATTAACATTAACATCAGAAGAAATAGTAGGATTGGTTCTTATAGGTTATTGCTTGGGAATAATGACATTATTAATAACAGTTTTAATGAAAAGGTGAGGTAGAAGAATGACAGAAGAAACAATAATTGACGGAGAATTATCTTGTAATAATTGTTTGGAAAAAACAAGATGCAAACAACAACAAGAAGTAAAAGAACAAAGAATAGGTGCAATATTATCTTATATTGCTAATGAAGATAATGAAAAATATATAGCAGAATTGAAGAACGAAATACCTGCTATAACAAGATGTGATGTTGTTTTAGAAAAGCAACTCAAACGCTTAGAGCAAGAACGTGATGAATTGAAGCAAGAAAACGAAGAACTGAAAGAAAATATAGAAGCGTTTAAAACAATGGCAACAGTTCCAACAAGAATGTATAACGAATGTGAAAGAGAAAGATGCAAATTTGGTCGGGCTTTGCTAGAAATAAGAGAATTAATAGAACCACTAAAAAGCTATGATTTAGTTGAAAAGGCAATAGACAAAATCAATGAGGTATTGGAATGAAAAACATATTAGGAATGATATTATTACCCTTTGCCCTAATTTTGATTGTTATTGGGTTAATTGTGTTGCAGGGGAAAACGGTTTATAAAATAGCGAGGAGAAGATGAAATACAATTTTGAACAAAAGCGGAATGATTACGAAACACCGCCGGAACTTTTAATCAAAGGGTTAAAAATTGCAGGCAGAGAGCAAAAGTTTGAACTTGATGTATGCTGCAGCAGTAAGAACGTACCCGCATTTAATTACTATATTGAAGGCGAACATAATGGGCTTGTTGAGGATTGGATGTCTGTAAATTGGTGCAATCCGCCATATAACGAATGTCCGAAATGGGTAAAAAAGGCTTATGACGAACAACAAAAAGGGCATAAGACAGTCATGTTGATTCCTGTTAGGACTGAGACAGCCTATTACCATAATTACATTTTATTCAATCCAAAAGTCGAGATACATTGGTTACGCAAAGGTTATGGATTTATAAATCCCGATACAGGAGAATCATGCGGAGTGTTTAAGAATGCTCTTGCACTTGTCTACTTCAAATGATGTAGTCAAAAAGGCGGTTAAAATTTTAAATAGGATACATGATACCTAATTGATATTAAAAAACCGTCTTTTCACATAATCATTCTTATGTGAACCTACCGATGCGATAGATTATTAAGATTTGTTAAGTTTGCATTAAACTCGGAAGAGTGTCCGCTCTTCTAAGAAGAGATTTTCTCATATTGGACTATTTTTTAACCGGCTTGGCGGGTAATTCCTGCTGAGCCGGAATTTTTTTTGCGTTTTCATCGGTAACGTTTTTGTTAAGTGTCATATAAGTTATACTAAACGTTATGATACATATTAACACCGTTACTGTAACACCGAGAATAACGGTTAGTATCGTGTTGCGATTTTTAAGCGTTTTATTTTCTGCTTTAACCTGCAAATACTCGTTTTGTTTAGCTTGCTCGGAAGTTGTTAATAAAAGTATTTGGTTATCACGTTGCTTGATTTCGTTATACATTTCTTTTTGAAACGTTGCAAACTGTTCTATGTAACGTTCTGTAAAGTGTAACACGTTATTATTTGTAACGGTTTCTTTTTCGGGTTCAACATCAATAAAATCGCTATTTATAACCCTGTCACCCGTGTTATTTGAAACGTTATTAACACCCTTTGACATGCTTTTTTCATGCTCCAGGTCGATATCATCCAATAATATTGCCATTCCATTAACGGTTGACACCACATCATAACGCCCCTTGTACCGTTTTATAACGGGGTTATTTTCATCGGGCTTTATTTTCTTAACTATGGCTGTACGAGAACAGCCCAAAATACTTGCTAATTGATTAATTGTGTATTCTCTTTTCATAATTCCATACCTCAATAAAACGGTTATTTATAACGGAGTTATCACCGTTAAGACCGTATCATTACACCTCTTGACATTCATAATAGCATGCCTATATAATTTTCACAAGTAAATATTAAGAAATAAAAAAGCCTTGGTTGGAAACCAAAGCAAAACTCTTTTAATCAATATTGTCAATAAAAACATTATTGCATAGTTTCCAATCTAGGTCAAGCCACGGCTATGGAAAAAATGGAGGAGATTATGCAAGAAGCTTTAAAAATGAAGCAGCAAGAGAATTGCACGCAGTTTGAAATTACCTCAAATCTGTTAAGAAATCTTTACAAATTTGATTTAACCCCGATTACAAAACTTGTTTTGTTAGAATTAACAACACATTTGAATGAAGATCGGAACGGTTCTGTCGTATTTCCATCAATTGGATATATTGCAGAAGTGCTTGGTATTGGTTTAACTGCCGCCAAAAAAGCAATAAATGATCTTATAAACCAAGGTATTATAATCAAAACAAAAAGGAATAAAGTTAAGGGTAATTACAATAAATATCTATTTACCTCAAAAATTACAAACGCTACAATCGATTTTAAGGCGGATAAAAATAAAAATAGGTATATTTATACCCAAAAGAATATAAACGGTCAAAATTCTTTAGAGAAACCGTCAGAAAATAAACTTTTTAAAGAGTCACTTTCCGACCTTTTCTATATAAGAACAAATAATAATGAAAAAATAAACAACAAAGTGGATTTTTTAAAAATGGGGGGTAATGTATATTCAGAGGATAAAATTTTGCGGGATTATGCGATAAAGCACGGAGCAAAATGTATTGATGCGTATGTTCGGAAGCTGAAACAAACAAACAGCGCTAAAAATATCATTTGTGAATATAAAAAGAAGAAAAAATACACACAAATTGCTTTGCGTAGCATTGAGGAAACACAAAGAAGAATTGCAGAACAAAAAGAATGGATTAAAACGGCATCAGATCCACAAGACTGTGCTGCTTGGGTTGAACTTGGCAAGAAAATCGGTATCAAAAGGATACTGTAAAGAATTGTAAAAATTTAAGGAAATACCATAAAAAGTAAAAACGGTCTCCGATACTATGGTTATGCTATTAGAGCCATTTTTTATAATTAAAATTGCTCTCAAAAAGAGGTGGGTATAGGTGGGTATAACAGGGTATAGGTGGTTATAGGTGGGTAAAGGTGGGGTTACACCGTAAAAGAAATTATGATATTGTTAAACTGTCTGAATTTCCGCTTAAGGGCTTCCGGAAATAAGGGCATTTACAACTGAATAGCATTAAACTCTTCAACAAAATTAACCTAATAAGAAGCCCTTTAAAAAAATACTTATTCCAAAATAATATATTTAAACGTTGGTTTTTTAAGCGGGTTTCACCTCCTATTGTCCGCCCGCTTTTTATTAAGGATTTGAAATGGAAAATATAAATACACTCATTTGTCAGCTAATTGCGCTGCAGAGCTTTTGCAAAGATATACATTATAATGCAAAAGGTGATGCTTTTTATTCTAAACATTTGCTGGTTGACAGGGTGCAAGAGAATATCTCGGAATATATTGACAGCTTGAAAGAATTATTCTTTCTTCCGGCTGACAAAGAACCATTGCCGAGTGCGGAGTATCTTACTAAAGCTGCAAAGTATATTCCAAGTATAAAGCCAAATGATAAAGATAGTTTTAAAGAGTTAGCGAAGCTTCTTATCAAAACTCTAAAAACAATAGAAGGGTTAAACAAGTTAACCAAAGGTGAAGAAAACCTTATTGGAGCAATCGGGGAAAATTTACAGATTTCCCTTGGATTAGTGAACCGACAGGTGATTGATAATGACAATTAAATTTGACAAACGTAATTACAGAAAACACAGCGACCGCAATAAAAAACTTATAAGCAAGTCGTTAAAAGAATGTGGCGCAGGCAGAAGTATTGTTATTGATAATGAGGACAATATTATTGCCGGGAATGGTATTTATGAGCAGGCGCAAAAGCTTGGATTAAAAACGAAGGTAATTGAAACAGACGGCTCGGAATTAGTTGTTGTAAAACGCACCGATTTGGCAACAGATGACGATAAAAGAAAACAGCTTGCCGTTATGGATAATTCGACATCGGACAGCTCGGAGTTTGATTTTGAGTTGTTGAGCGGTGATTTTGAAACAGAAACCCTGCAAGATTGGGGAATAGATATTGAATTTCCGGTAGCAGATGAAACCGAAATTGTAGAGGATGAAGTTCCCGAAGAAGTTGAAACAAAATGCAAACGTGGTGATATTTGGCAACTTGGTGAACACAGATTAATGTGTGGGGATAGCACAAGCGTTACTGATGTTGAAAGTTTGTTAAACAATAATAAAATTGATATGGTGTTTACTGATCCGCCATATAATGTTAAATTTAATGGGCGTAGCGGTAAATTTGAAGTTATTAAAAATGATAATCTAACGCCTGAAGATTTTAAAGAATTTATTGATAGTTTTATTTCTATATTAAAAATAATAAATCCATCTACATATTATATTTGTTGTAATTGGGCTTTTTACGGGATTTTACAATTAGCATTAAAACCAAAAGCCTGTATTGTTTGGGCAAAAAATGTTTTTGGGTTAGGTAAGGGGTATAGACACCAACACGAATTTATTTTATTTGATGGCTTTATTGATGCGAGTATTACAAATGAAAGTGATTTGTGGGAAATAAAAAAAGATACAAATTATAAACACCCTACGCAAAAACCTGTTGAATTATCAGGAAGAGCAATTAAAAATAGTTCAAAGTCAGGGCAAAATGTTCTTGACTTATTTGGTGGTAGTGGTTCTACATTAATTGCTTGTGAACAATTAAACCGTAAATGCTACACAATGGAATTAGATGAGCATTATTGCGATGTTATTATAACACGTTAGGAAAACCTAACAGGCAAGAAAGCAGAATTGATTAATGTCTGATTTTATCCGAAATCATAAACCTGAATGGACATCTGAAGAATTAGAGATAGTTTATAAGAATTATAACCGATTAACTTTTGGACAATTAGCAGAGTTGCTTCCGAATAGAAGTTTTTGCGCTGTTAAAAACAAAGTAAAAAGGATTAAATATGGCTGAGAAACGACGACAAAACGAGGCGAGTTTAAATAACTTAAAAAAGGGTAAACAGTTTTCAAAAGAAAATCAACCCTCACCCAAAGCCAAGAGCGAGGGTTGGAAAAGACGTTCAACAATGCAAGAAATGCTTAAATACTTGCTTTCGCAGGATATTTCAAACAAACAGGGCGAAAAGAAAAACACACTTGAAGTTATAATGGCGGCACAAATAAAGGAAGCAATACAGGGCAATACAAAGGCTGCGCAATTTATTCGAGATACAATCGGCGAGCAGCCAAGTATTGATTTGAACATACCAGAAGCATTGCATATAAACGTTATAACGCAGGAGGACTAATGCAATATTTGTATTTTTGTTTGTCTTTTTTGTTTTGTTGTGTTTGTATGTGCGGCGTTTTTCTTTTTTGCCTAAGAGCATTTTATTTGCAAAAGATTGAAAAAATAGATCCCGTGAATGTAATCAAATCCGAAAAAAAAGTAACTGCGCTAAAACATATCAAGCGCGAAGAAATCCTGAATAAATTATTAGAGAATGGCTAGTATGATAACAGAAATTGATTTGAATGGGGATATAATTAAATTTAACCCTGCACAAGTCAAAATGGTTAATCAAATTCTCAACGAGGATTTAACGCTTAAAGATAATGACATAAAACAGTTTGTATTTATGGGCGGTTTTCGTTCGGGAAAATCGTTTTTATTCCAATTCATTACATTTTTATTGTGCTTGAAATATCCGGGGCTTAGAGTTGTTTATGTTCGTAAAACATACGACCAATTAAAGGACTCTGTTATAAAGCAATTCAGAGATGATTTTGAAAAATACGGACGTTTTAATTATGTAGATACTTCAAAGGAAGCGTCACGTATTGCAAAGTTTGATAACGGTTCAAGTATCGTATTTCGTGCATTCGATAAAGATACAAACATATTATCAGCAGAATACGACCTTGCTTGTGTTTGTCAGATAGAGGATATAAACGAGGAATTATACAAGCAATTATTTGGACGTTTATCAGGTAAAATAATGCCCAAAGCTTTCATGATGGTTGAGGGCAACCCTAAAGGGAATTGGGTAAAACGTACATTTTACGATTTAAAAGAAGAAGAACGCAAAGAGAAGAAAATATTTTTCTTAAACTCACCGACAACAGCAAACCTTGAAAACTTACCGCCTGATTATTTGCAAACATTAAAAGACCAATACTCTGAACGTGATTTTAAACGTTGGGCTATGGGTGATTGGCAAAACTTATACGGTTTGGTGTTTAGTGAATTTGATGAAAATGTAAATGTAATACCGCCAATAAGTTTTTCTGATATTGGAAGCGGTGAAAAAATATTAATAGGCGGTGACTACGGATGGCGCAATCCGTCAGCATTTCTTTGGGGCGTAAAAACCTATGATGACGACATTATTATATTTGATGAGTTCTACAAGTCAGAATGCCTGCCGGAAGAACTCGCAAGAGAAAACAAACGTCACGGCACTTTTACTACTGTTATGGATTTTGCAATTAAACGACCTGACAGAGATGGTAAATCATTGTGGGACACCCTCGTTAAATTAGGTTTAAGGCTTGTTGAAAGTAACAAGGATGAAATGAATAACCTTGTAACGGTTAACTCGTTATTTAAACAAAGACGGTTATTTATTTGTGCTAATTGTGTAAACCTTATATGGGAAATCAAAAACTATAAGTTTAAAGAGCAACGAATAGGAAGCGAAAGTAATCTCGATGAAACGCCTGTCGATAAAGACAACCACGCAATTGATGCGCTCCTCTATCTTACGCAAGCTATACTTAACAGACGGTCTGTTTCGGAATGGGAAAAGAAAGAACGCAAGAGCCTTGCTGCAAAGACTGTTAAAAGAGAGAATATAGGAATTTTAAATTATGGATAGTTTTGACGAATATCGCAAACGTTGGGTTTATAAATGCCCAATATGCGGGGAAGAAACAACAGCGTTTAGAGATTGCGGTCAGGTTATACCTTGTAAATGCGGAAGCTCACAACAGTTAGTAAATACAATTGAGCCCAAACATATTGAATATACAGGCGAAAGCAATATAAATGTACATACTTTCAAACCTTATTTTGATGTAACGCTTGGACATGAAGTACAAAGCAAAAAAGAAATAACAGAATATTGCAAACGTAACAATATGGTGTATGCAGGGGATAAAGAGCTTACACAGCAATGCGCACAAAACAAACGTGAAAATGAAGCTAGAAGAGAAAAAGCTTTTAGCGAGGGTTTAGCAGAAAGATTAGCAAAGGTTTTATAAATGAAATTACCTATTTTAGAACATTTAGAAGAATTAAAAAATAAAGCTGTCAGCGAAAATAAAAAACGTCATAATGATTTCAGAAAATATCGTGAATATTATGAGGGAAATTACAAAGACGGCAACCAATTAAACGTAATTAAAGGGATTGTCGACACTAAAACTACGCTTGTGCTTGATTTTGAAGCTGTTTCAAGTGTGGTTGCAAAAAGCAAATCTTTTGCTAATATTGAACAGATTTCTTTGATGAATAGTATTGCTGACATTCTTAACGATTGCAATGCTCACGTATTAAAAGAAAACGATATTGACGGAATCAAACGTTCTGTTGTACATAATGCAATTGTATGCGGTTTAGGTGTAGCGGAGACTACGTGGAAACAGGCAGATGATGAAGAGCTTGGGGATGTCAGTATAATTTCTGTTGATCCTCTTAATTATTTCCCGGACACAACAGCAAAAAAAGTAAATGATTGTAATTATATTTTCAAAAAAGAAGTTATATCGTCTATAACTCTTAAAAAAGATTATCCGCAATTTGCTTCTCAAATAGATAAAGCAAAAGCGGCAGATGACGTGGATAAAAAGGATAAATTACCGTCAATTGGTGCTATAAATACCGTAGGCACAGATATTAATACAACACAAATATATGCTGACGGCAGAGGACCGCAAAAAGGTGAAGTGTCCGAAAGCAGAAATATTGTTGTTTGGAATGCGTATTTAAAAGACGATTCAACGTTTTACGATACAAAAGACGAAGAAAAACAAGAGCTGCGCTTTGTTTACCCTTACGGACGTTATATAAGATGGGTTGAGGGTGCAGATGATTATGTTTTAGAGGATAAGCCGATTGATTTGCCTAGCGGTTATCCTTTTGACGTTATAGAAACAGACTCAGATGTTAAATATTTAATTGAAACACAAAACCGTATTGATAAAGCGTATAGAAAAATACGTTTGCTTATTGGCGGTTATGTGTCTTTTTTGGCGCATACGCCTGATGCTGACATTTCAGACCAGGAAATTATTGACCAACTGACTATAGAGGTTGATGCGCTTGGACAAATGGAAGTTGTCACAAACAATACACTCGACAGGCTTAATGCCATGATTGAGTATATAAAGGTCTTAAAAGAACAGGCTTACGAAATAGCAAGAGTTAACCCGTCATTGATTTCAGGGCAGAAACAAGACGGCGTTGATAGTGGTCGTATGGTTTCAATGTTAAATGAAAGCCCAATGACTGCCATAAACGAAAAGCAGAAGCTTGTTAAACGGTTTATAATTACGCAGGGCGAGAAGAATATAACTCTTATTCAGATGTATTATAACGTACCGCGTATATTGAAACTTGCAGGTGGTGATTTTGCGTATATTCAACCGCAAATAAACAGAGTTGATGAAAACGGTCAGCCTGTTGTTGACGAAAACGGTCAGCCTGTTGTTGAAGTTAACCCTATGATTGAAATTTATAGGGAAAACGCAGAAAAAGAATTTCAGGCAATACAAACTCTTGAAGCTGATTTATCGGTGGGCGAGTATGAGGTTGATGTAATTGCCGGAGCACAAATGCCAAGAAGCAGAGCAGAAAAAGCTCAAATATATATGCAATTAGCGCAAATGGGCAAAATACCTGATACAAAAACAGGTACAGAGTTGCTATTGAGTGCTCTTGATATACCTGATAAGACAGGCATACTTGAAGCAATAGACGAACAGGCTCAACAGATACAAAATTCTGCGCCGCCAATAAGCTTAGATCCTGAACAAGCGGTTAAACTATTCAAAGATATGCCGTTAGAATGTCAATTACAATATCTTGCACAATTTGGTTTCCAAGTGCCTGATGTTCAACAAGCTGTAGAAGTTGAGCAAGAACAAAACGCAAAGGTTATAAAAGATGACAGAATTTCTCAATCAATATCAGAGGGCATACAATACAATCCTCAATCCTAGAGAAGAAATTGCTTTTTTAATGGAAAAACAAAGAAGTCCATTCAAAGATGACAGCGGAGTAGATTATGACTACAGAGGATTTTACCAAAAGTATGGTAATCTGACACCGCAGGCAACAAACGGACACTTAACGGATGAATTTAAACTGCCTAATCATCCGACATTCAGTATTGGAAGCAAATACTATAACGGACAGCCAAATGCCATTGATTGGAGTAAAGAACCTTATAAAACGTTGGCAAATATAGGAGTTTTATAAAGTCATTACAGCAATTGTCATAAGTGTAACGTGACCGATACAAAACAATAAGATTGCTAATAGTGCAAAAAGTAAAGTTTTTTTCAAATTCTCAAATACTCTTTTCATAGTGGTATTATAGCATATTTCAAAGGATAAATCAATTAATGAAAAATATAAAATCTATATTGGGGCAAATATATTTTACAAAAAATTATCCTGAAATACGTAAACATCCGATAGATACAATTAAAGCAAACAATATTTATAAAAAACTGAGTAAAAGCGAATTAGATGCTTATTATAATACGCTTTTAAATTATCCAACAGACGAGCAGAAAGAAGAACATAGACACACTGCAACATCAGCCATATTGGCTCAAAAATATCCAGAGGAATTTGTAAGACAACTAGGACAATTAAAAGAATATTCAGATCAATTAGACGGACAGTCAAAAGAAAACTCCGTTTTTGATATGAAAAATAATGAAAATGGAATTTTAATTGGCAAGGAAAATCCAAAAGTCAGAAATGATGTTATTTACGATATTATAATGCAAAATATTAGAGGCGATATTGAACACAAACCGACAATAAATACACCCTTATTTATACATAATCAACCCCAAAAAGAAATTTACGGGGAAATTTATCCTGCAAACTAATCAACCTGAACCGCATAGGGCGGAGGGAATTAATATAAGGAGAAAACATGAAAGTATTAATCACAAAGTCGGACGGCACACCGACTAAAAGCAAAGTGTTTGCCAAACAATTTTTACAGGAAAAAGGTATTTCAGAGGACTGCTTAATTCAAGAGAATGGGCAGTTTTTTTATGAGGATTCTGAATGTTTTGCAGAACAAGTTGAAAGACCAAAAACATCAGAAATATTTAGAGAAACCGCTCCAATTGGTTTAATTCCCGTAACTTGGGACACACCTGTTTTTGATAAAAACAACGAAAGAACCAAGCTTTATATTCCGGGTACGGATATTGAAGCAATAATTAATGCAAAGCATCCGGGAGGACAGATAAGACCGACAAGCTCGTTTGAGATTGCAATAGGTCAAGAAAACTTTATAATGTCACTCGATTTAATCACTAAATTGTTTAAGGTTAGGGGGTAAATATGAGTGATATTGAACAAGAAATAACAAATGCCGTGGATAACCAAGGCGAAAATACAGAAAATGACGGTGTTCAGAGTAACGCGCCTGAAACATTACATGATGTTTTAAATCAGCCGGAAGAACCCGAAGCACCGCAAGAATTATGGAAACAATCTAATCAGTTCAAGCAAGGATTATGGAAAACTCCTGACGATATTATGAACTCTGTTCAGTATTATGAAAAGAAGTTTCAACCACTTGAACAATCTTTAAAAAGGATGGGATTTAAAGAGCCTGCGGAATTAGAGCAAGCTTACAAAGAGTATCAGGAAAAATTACCCGTTTATCAGGAAAATGAGAATCTGATTAATACTCTTAATGCACTCTTACAAAATGAAGTATATGGCTCAAAATTGCGCGGTGTATTTGATGAAATACGCAGAGCACAGGAAATGGAACGTTTCGGAATGGCGTTTGATGACCTGCCCCCGATTATAAAAGAAAAAGTCACCAAGGGTGAGCAAGCATTCCAACAATTGGAAGAATTAAAACAAGAAAAAGCCTACAATGAAGCACTAGGCACTATTCAAGAGCAAATGGCTCAAATAGAGCAAATAGTGACAGAAAACGGCTTAGATTTTGACAAACAGGCATTTTTAGAATATTGCCGTGACAACAATATCGCCCCAAGCGCAATGCAGGGTGAATTTTTGAAGTCCAATTATGCTAAATTGCTTGAAAATGCCAAACAAAACGCAAGTTTAGCAACTGCTGCACAAAACAAGCAGAACAAAGCTAACGCAATTAATTCTTCCACCAAGCAACAAGGTGCTGTACCTGCAAAAGAAATTAAAACAGAGCAGGATTTAAAGGCTGCCTTGTTAGCTATTGAGTAACAAGAAAGGAATTTAAAAAATGACTACACAAACTTACAATTTAGACGAGATTTTTGCAGTCACCACTAAATACATTGATAAAGAAGTGGAAGAAATTTTCTGCAATACGACTCCTCTTTTAAAAGAAATCATGAAGAAAAAAGAATACGTTGATGGCGGTAACAGATTGACTGTTGCACTTGACTTCAATCCTAACCAATCAATCGGTTATATCACAGGTACTGCTGCAGACTTACTTAATGTTAATCCGCAACAGAATTTAATACCTGCTGAATTGCCGTGGAAATATATGTATTCTAATTTCTCAATTACTTTGGCAGATTTGAACGCTACAGCAGACAGCAAACACGCAATTGTTTCTTTGGTTTCTCAAAAAGCTAAAAATACACTTGCTTCTGTACGTCAGTTCTTAGCTGCTTCATTCTATGGTTCAGCTGCAAGCAATCCTAACGCTTTCAACGGTTTGGCTGATATTTTTGCACCATCCGGCACTGCTTATGCAGGTTTAACAGATACTGATTTAGGCGTGGATGCTGTAGGCGACAAAAAATGGTTGCCAAGATTTGATACATCATCAACAGTTTGCGACTATCAAACTATTGAACCAATGCTTACTAAATTGAAAACTAAAGCAAGTATCGAGGGTAATGCAAGCAAATTGGGCTATATGGTTTCTAAAGCTGCAGTTCTTTCATCATTCAAACAAAAACAACAACTACAACAGAGATTTTTACCTGCTAAGGATCTTGAAGTCGGTTTCGATGGTATTAATGTTGACGGTGTTGTTTGGTATGCTGACGAATTCGCACCGGGAAGCGGTACAGCTTACAACTTGTATTTAATCAATGCTGACTCTATCAAGTTCTTCCATAAGTATGGATTTGACGGTAAAGACTCACCGCAGGATGTTTCAGGGCTCAGAATACCTAACCAACCTATCATGGTACATCAGAAATTCTATACAGGTAACTTATTCTGTGTTGACAGACGTCTTAACGGTGTATTTACAGCTCTTAATCCTGCTGCTACAAGAGCGTAGTAATAAAGAAAGGAAAAACAAAAATGAATATAGTACAAGAAAGAATAGCAGTTACAGAAGAATTCGTTCAAAGAGTTTCTGCTGCTGCTGAATATAATATTGGTGCAGAAGTAACCGTTGCAAAAGACGGTGTTTCTATACCTACAACTTACAAATATGTTAAAGCTGCTGCTGATTTAACAGCATATCAGCCGTATGTTTTAGTTGACAAAGCAGATGGTGTTACAACTGCTTCTCCTGCAACTTCTACAGTTATCAAATTAATTGGTATTCCGCAAGTTGCTATTGCTACAGCATACTTTGGATGGGTTGCTGTTAAAGGTGTTTGCCAAGCTAAAACAGGCATACAAGCTAAAGGTGATACTTTGGAAGTAATCAACGGTGGTACTACTTTAATCGTTGACGGTTCTTCCGGCTCACCTGCTGAAACAGCAAATACTGTGGCAATTTCTTGCGAAGCTGCTGCAGCTGCTGCAACTGTTGAAGTTAACTTATTGGGTAAAAGAGTGGCTGTTGCCGCTTCTTAAGCTTATATTGAGGGGGTTTTTACCCCCTCTTTTTTAAAGAAAGTGAAAAGATATGAATACACTCAAACTTGATATAAAAGAGCTTGAAATTGACGAATTTCTGAATGAAATCGCTACAAGAGAATACGACAGATATTTTGATTATAATGAGACATTTAAAACACAGGTAATATTACCGCCAAACTCTCAGTATAGAAATATTGCATTTTCAGAGGTGACAAGTCCTGTGGCTTTAGTCATAGTTTCAGACAAACTTATAAATGCAAAAATAAATGATTTTGAAATTGTTAACACAAAAATGGTGTTATTAAATACCAATATTAATGCTTTGCAGATTGCAAACGTTGATTTATCTAATGCTACAGTTACGGTTTATATTTGGGGATTGCAGAAATAATGAGCTATACAGTAAAAGATGTAATAGAAAGAATAAGATTTTATACTGCTACAGAAAACGATTTAATCGGCAAGTCTGCTAATGAATTATTTTCTAACAAAAATATTGTATCAGAGCTTAAATTTGCGCTTGATGATTATGCCAAAACAACAAAAGCTCTGCAAGCAATATATTCTTTGCCCGTTCCGGCAGATGAAGCAGTTATAAATGAGCCCCCTTGCATCCTTAGAAGCGAGGGTATAAGATTCTTTGTTTGGTTTATTAATGGTTACGCATACCCAATTAATGAACAAAATTTGAATAATACGTATGCTAATTTTCCGAGCCCTATTCAGGGGTTGCCGAAGTGGTTTAATTATTGGAATGATACAATTACATTTTATCCGCAAAATGGTAACGGCTATAATTGCACAAAATTGGCGTATAACGTGGAAATTGACGATACTGTAATAAAAGTGGCATCTACAAGCGGTTATGCTCCGAAAAATGGACGTATAACCATTGATAACGAGAAAATAAAATACGAGTACAAGGACGATACTCATTTTTATAACTGTACACGCGGGATTGAGGATACAGAAATAACCACTCATGATTATGGAACTTGTGTTCAGGAAAACAACGTATGGTTATATTATCACCGCTTACACTTTGATATTCCTGTCAATCCTGATGACATAATCAAAGAAGAAATTTTAAACAAAAAAATGCTTATTGTTGATGAGCATATTGAGGTTATTTGTGACTATGCGGCTTATAAACTTCTTTCAAAGGTTGATACAGAGCGGGCAAGTCATTACAAAGTTAATTTTGACGAATGGCTAAGGCAAGCTAAACGCGATATTGTCAAAGGTCGTTCAAGAGTACAAAAAACAGGTTGGATTAGAGAACCTTATCAATTTGAAACAGAATCTGCTTATTGGGGTATGTAATGGATAGTTTACAATCTTTTGAATTTCAAGGAATGCGCGTTGATTTAGGTGACAAGCTTCTTGATGCAAAATATTTTTATAACGTTATAAACTTCAATGAGGATGATATTATTGGCGCAAATAAGGTTTTAGCTCCTGCGCCGGATAATAAAATACAATTTGATGAGGGAAACGCTATAGATGGGATTTATGGCTTTTCTTACCTTGATAAATACAATAAATTGCAAAATGAGCGCATAATTGTATCAGGCGGCAAGATATTTTCACAAATCGGCTTTAATACTAAACAAATTTATGAGGGGTTTGAAACCGGGTTATGTGATTTTGCGTTTTTAAATGATAAATTATTCATTACAAACGGCAAACATTACCCTTTAGTCTATAACGGGCAAAATATTTGGGAAATGGGAGCTTGTGAGGTACTTCCAACCGATACAAACGGGGGGTTACAAGGCACATATTATTATGAAATAACCTATGTAACCGCAGGTGGTGAAGAAAGACTCGGTACAAGGTCAAATTCTATCACTATTGATGGCAAATGTACATTATTGAATTTGCCGCTTGGTTATGATGGTGTCACGGCTCGAAAAATATATCGTACTGATGGCAACGGACAAAATTTAAAACTTGT